TGTCATCTCGATACAATGCATCTACAATATCGTAAGCATAATCAGACATAAACTATTCTCCTATAATAAACTATTTAGAAAAAATTAGAATTCTCCACGTTTCATATCAGCTTGATCTGGACCAGGAGGCATTTGTTGTTGCTGAGGTTGACCCATTGGAGCACCCATTGGTTGACCAGGAATACCACCCATCATTGCCATAGGATCATTCATCATTGCAGGATCTGGGATAATACCATTTGCAATTTCATCTTGCATTTGTTGATCAATTTCTTGAATTTCTGTTTCAGTTTGCTTTAGAATTTGACGACGAATATAATCAACAGAGAAGTATTTACCTAGATATGGATCCATCTGTGCGACTAATGCTAGCCTTTCATTGAGCATCTCATTCTCTTTGAGTTCTGAGAAATGATTATCTGCAACATAACTAAATTGAATGTGCTCCTTCATTTGATCCCAATCTTCCAGAGAACAAACACCTTTCAGAATGCATTGGGTTTTTAGAAGGTCTAAGAACAAATCACTGAATCTTTTACGGAGACGAGTAATAAATTTTTGGAACTTAATTTCATCACGGTTAATCTCTGCTGATCTACCAATGTTAAAAGTATTCTCTGATTCAAGACGTGATTCTGGAACGTTTAGTGAACGATATAGTTTACGTTGGAAATACTTGACATCTTCAAGTTCTCCAAGATTCTGCCCACCAGGAAGCGTGGTAATCTCAGTTCCACGACCACCTTCTCTTCTAGGAAGCCAGAAGTCTTCGAGCATGGACATGAACTTACGGTCATCCTTAATTTCACCTGTCGATGCATCGTATACTAACTTGTTACGATAACGTGACATGACTTCACGTAAGTATTGTTCTGCCTTTTGCTTGGGTAGATTGCCAACATCAATGTAGAAGATTCTTCTTTCTGGAGCACGTGAGAGTCTGTAGATAACCAAAGAGTCTTCAATCATACGGAGTTGATTGAGTGCTTTGATTGCCTTGTGCATATGGGATAGAACCATATTGCGGTTCATATCTAGGAGACCAGAATGTGCATAACAAATAGCATCAGGAGCAACTTTGATACCAGAGGTATCATAACCACGAAGACCTTTTTGGTTGTAGACATAGTACTCCACAGATTTGCGAGTGATTGCTTCATCTGTAATACTTCCAGCTATTGAACGTTCTTTTGGCTCTTCGTACTCAATAATTTTACGAATTTTTCTAGGATCAATGTACCTCAACTCCAAGATACCTTCTTTTGGATTGTTGAGATCTATAACTTTATGATAAAATAATCTTCCATCAATATACCAACGACGGAAGATGTCATATGCTTTTTTATCAAAATCTAGTAGTTCTAAGATATTATGAAACTCTTCTCTAATTCTTCTCTTGAGAGCATCAGATACTTTTAGGTTTGAAAGTTCAACTTCAACAGGAACGTCATCCATTCCACCATTAATTGCTTCATTGACAATATCATCAATAGCAGAGTCACATTCTGGATGTAGAGTCATGTCACGATAACGCATAATGAGTTCCCACTCATTTTTAACGTAACCATCAATGTCTACATATTGACCAAAATAACCACCCCCAACAATAGGGGTGGCTGCATCGTCAGAATAGTTATCAACAAAGGAGGTCCCCTCTGGACCTCTCTTTGCCCTCTCTAAACTGTATCCAAATAGACGAGATTGCTGCGTCATAATCTAAAGAAACTCCAGTCCTACTGGATTATTTATGCTTGAACCAAATCAGCTAGTTGCTGTTTGATCAAGTGTTTCAGCTTCAGTATCAGTTTTTTGATTCCAGTACTGAACTTGAAATTCTACAGTGTACTCTTCGATCGAATCATTTGATTCCCATGCAAGGTCAATTGCACTTACATTGGTTGGGAATACACCTTGGAATTCATAAGAACGAAGGATGTCACCCTGTCTTCCTAACTGTCTTACAGTTGCACTAGTCTGATAGTCACTAATCTTAGCAAAATCAGAATAGTTTTCATTTTGATACTGGATCTTAGAGATCCAAAGTTCAAAGTAAGAACGAAGTTGGAACTTAGCATCGTTCATGACGGTAACAGTCCATGGTTCGTAGGTACGATCACCTGCGATTTTCAGAGTACGACCTCTGAAAGGAACTTCGATAACACCAACTGTTGAAGCAGGGAGGTTTGCTGCTTTTACTAGAACTAGTGATCTTTTCTTAAGGTCACTAGTTGCAGACCCTTGAGTTGCAGATCCAGTGAGAGCTGAAGGGAAGTTCAGCTCCACTTGGAAAAGATTAGGACGAGCAAAATCCGAATCTACATATGATCTAAATGTATCAATGCTTGCTCTAGACTTACTTGCCATTTTGAATAGTCTCCTTTATTTTAAGTATTTATAATCAGCTGACAATTTCAGCAAATGTTGTGCCAGTTCTAGTAGCAACAAAGGTTAGGGTGATGAAGTTGATAGAACGTGTTGGCTTCACGTAAATCTCAGCATAGAATTCACCACGATCAATTGCTTCTGCTGGGTTATTTGTGGAGTCACAAACAACTAGGAAGTCAACAATACCTCTGCGACCTTGTACTTGACGGAGATATGGCTCGATAATGTTCTTGAACGATGAACGAGTAATTTCATCGTTGAGTTCAAAGAGTTGCTGCTTTGCAGCATCTGAAATTGTTCTTTCAATAGCAAGGAAAAGACGACGAACGTTAATTCTATCGAATGCTGACTGATAACCTAGTGCAGTCTTATCACCGAAGAGGACGATACCTTGACCTGGGAAATTAACGATTGGGTTAATTCTGTTTGCATAGAGTTTATCTCTCTGATCCTTAAGTGGTGAGTATGCAAGTTTGATTGCATTCTTGAGAGCACCTCTATTTAAACCAGCAGGTGAATACCATGGCTCTTGGTTAATAGTTGTCTGTAGGCATAGACCAGCAACATCAGCATTGCAAGGAATATAACGATAGGTATCATTATACTTGTCATAGATGTACTTGTAGTTGCTATCAAACACTGCATAAGACGATGATTGTAGTAGATTGAAGAATACTACTTGTCTATCAACGATAACATTAGGATCTACTTGTCCAACAACATCTCCTCTGATTGGTGAGATAAATGCAATACAATCCTTACGGATATTTGCGATGTCAATTAGTTTTTGTGCCTTAGCAACACTATCCTGGAAAGAACCGAAAGATGGACCCATTAGTAGGTAGTCAACCTTAACAGTTTCTTGGTCAGCAACTAGATCATATGATGCTAGAACTTGATCTCTAGATAGTGAATATCCATCAGAACCACCACGAAGTGAATATCTGATTGTTGCGTTGTTCTTTGTACTGATTAGCTGCTCACCTAGTGAGTTCACAAACGATGTGGATGACTTGAATAAGTCAAAGTTTCTGTTGATTCCACTTGATCCAATATCACCACTTGCATTTCCATCTACATCGAAAATCTCTGCAGTTTCATGCGAACCCCAATATAGGTAAGCCGAATTTGACTTAATTACATCTTTGTAGTAGTTGTTCTCACCCTGTGGTCCCTTAGCATTGCTTGCTTTTGAAACAAATAGGAACTTCTCTAGAACTGACCCAGGAGAACCAGTGATCTTTCCATCCTTATCTAGAACAAGAATGTGCATTTCATCGTTTCTACCACCTCTTTCTAAGATATACTGTGAGGTTGAAGGACGAGGTGCAACGTTAATCCATCTTTGTCCATCACCGAATTCACGATCTTCATATTCGGATCTTACACCGAGGATTGTTGCTGTTCTTGGTTGACCAACTGCAGGTGAATCTTGGATTGTCTGGTTTACTTGGAACTGTCCAACAGAAGTTGAAACAACATAGAGTCTTCTTTCTACGGTTTCAATAGTACCTGAACCAGCAGGACCAGCAAGAGTTTGAGTTGCCTGGAAATATGTGGTTGAAGAACCAACACTAACTTCTACGAGTCTTCTTCCTGCATCATAAGCAACAACAGTACCAGAAACGGTGCCACTTGCTGCAGTAACTGCATCACCAACTGCAAAGGTTCCAGTCAAACCAGCAGCAGCAACTCTGAGAATTACTGAATAATGATAAACTCTTCCAGTGATATTTGCTGCACTGAATGCAACTGCGTCACCAGGATCGAACGACCACTCAACACCACTTGAAGGTGAGGAAAGATTTAGAACCTGATCTGCACCAGCATCAGTCATGACAATTTCAATTGAATTGCCATATGTTCCTGGAGTACGTGCTGCCCAAGTCCATGGGTTTGCTGCACCTTCTACAGTTGTTTCGTAGAAGTTTAAATTTTTAATAATTGGTGGAGTAATACCAGTTACAGTTGTTTCGTTTACGTTAGTTACATCGATCGAAACAGTTAACTTAGTAACAGTTGCACCATCTGCTGCTGATGCTGCTGTTGTTCCTAGTTGACCTCTAGTAACTGTTAAGTTATTACCTGCAATAGCAGTTACTTGAAGAATTTCATTTCCGATGATAATGTAACCATTAACTGCAATATTGAGGTTGGTTGCATTAGTTACAGTTAGAGTTGTATCCGAAGAACTGAAAGTCGCACCTTCATTGATAGTTGTTGCAGATGCACCAACTGGTTCCATCAAGGTAACAGGTCTTCCTGCAGAGTGTGATGCAGCAGAAGTTGCAAGAGCACCTCTTGAAACTGTTACGTCGTTACTACTTACTGAAGTAACGGTCATAATTTCGTTATCGATTCTGATATAATCACCAACCGAGAAATTCTGTGATGAAACAACAGTAACGACTGTATCTGATGCAGTTAAGTTTGCACTGACAACTTGTGCTTTATCGATAGCATTCTTTAAAGAGTTACTATTAGAACGAATAACCTTTAAAGAACCACCATAAAGTAAAAATTGTGATGCTGAGAACCAGAACTCATAGTTCTGATCATTTGGCTTACCAAATACACTAAGTAATTGCTTCTCGGAAGAAATATCTACTACTTCTTCTACGGGACCTTTTTCAAATGCGCCAGCAATAACTCCAACATTATCAACGACTGTATTGGCAACTGTAGTAAGGTCTCTTTCGATGACCACTACTCCAGGTGATAGCTGAGTAGATGCCATGTGTTATTCTCCTAAGAATATCATTTAGATTCTATGAATATTTATAAAAGAGAAAGTTTCAGGTCAACGGTACTCCCACATGTAGGCTCTGTCACCATATTCATCGACAAACCACCTATCACCGTCTGTATCTACGAAACTTTCTTCATCATTTACTCCATCTAATATAAAACCAAATGGAGACATATCTGCTTCAATTGCTTCTCTCTGTTCCTCATAAATTCTCTGACGAACATCATTATCATGCAACTCTTTAAAGTATGGTTGCATTGCTAACCAAGAAAAGATAACCAGAGACATTGCTAAGTCATCATTACATCCCTCTTCTGCCTGAAACGAATTTTGTTTCTGGATAAAAGTTGTCAACTCACTAATAGTATCATAATCTCTTATTAGTAACTTATCTTCTTCTATAAGTGCCTTTAGGTTAGAACAACCGACTTTTTTAACTGCCTGGGTCATTCTTACACCGAGTGATGCTTTCTTACCAGAAAATCCTGTTCCTACAATCTGTCCAGCTCGACCTCTCATTGAGCACATAAGAAGATTGTCATACTCCAATTCATACTGTAAAATATCAGCAACTTGTGCTCCAATATCATTTACCTCAATAAGAATGTAACATCTATTGTATGCTTTTGCTACTTGGTGTATAATGTTAGGTAAGATAATTGGTTTGATATCATTATCCTTAAATTTGGCAACTAATCTATATGGAATAGTAGTAGTATCAATAACGGTAAATGCAGAATAATCTTGATTTGTGCCTCGTGATACATCAACTGTCATTACATATTGATGATCTGGAATTGGATCCTCATAAACATCTAGTTTTCCATTTTGTTTAATAGGATCTTCATAAACAAGTGCTCTTAATTTTGCTGGGTTAATTAATGTATCAACCGATCCCAAGAACTCACACTCAAACTCTTGAGTAAACTGTCTTTGTGAAGTATTAGCAATCGTTTCTTCTTTCCATTTAGCATCACGACCAGGTACTGATGACCAATGAACTTCAAGAGGGATATAACTGTTCTTATGTCTCTCAGCATCATGCCAAAGTTTATAGAACATGTTCATTCCGTTTGGTGTCGAAATGATAATCACCTTAGTGGATTTACCAGATGAAATCGTAGGATACACAGACGAGAAGAACTGCTCAGCGATGTTGTTTGGAATGAACGCAAATTCGTCCAAGAAGATAATGTTGAAGGAGTTTCCTCGAACTGCACTAGAAGATGTAGATGCAGCAATAATCTTAGAACCGTTCTCTAACTCTAGAGATCCTTTGTTCCAAGATACAATACCATGTTGCATCCACTTGGGGAGATTCTCATATGATAATTGCAAACGAGACAGAAGTTCTCTTGACGTTTCTGCTTTATTTGCTAGAATAGCAATCTTAACGTTGTCGTTAAATATTGCATAGTGCATCAGATAAGAAACCACAGTTGTGGACTTACCTGTTTGTCTAGGTAACTTCGCAATATTAAATCTATTTTCATGAAAGTTAGTAATCAGTTTCTCTTGGAAATCCCACATTTTAAATGGAACTAATCCCTCGTCAAGTGAAACAATCTTCACATAATTTTTAGCAAAGTAAACAGGATCTTCAGAACACTTAATGAATTCTGCAATTTGTTCTGGTGTAAATTCAACTGCTACGTTTGCTTTTTTTAAATTCGGATTACCAAGGTAAATATCATCACTCATTTGTTCTTCTTAAATCTTTTTCTAAATCTTCCATACTATTTAACCTCTTTTCCCATCCATCACCTTTTGTTGTTCCTTGTGCTGGATTGATACAAGTATCATCTCCAAATTTATCACAAACTAAATTGGCAAGTTCTGTATCGTTGCCTTTTTTGTTTGTGCCTGACCAGAAGTGTTGACCTCCAATCCAGCAAGCCCCACATTTGGGGCAGGTTTTAGTATCCATGTGTCTTACCTTGAGACGGTAATGTTATTATATATCCCGTGATTGTATCTGTCAGCTACTTATGTTACAATTCTACGTTTGGATTCCAACACAGAGAAGTCTTTCTTCTTCGTGCCACCATCATATTCCCAAGCATATCCCTCAGCAATCATTTGATTATTCAATGATGTTGCTTCTCCATTGATAAACAAATGACCAATAATACGACCATACTTCTCTGTGCTGTCTGGAAGTTCAGTCTTGATTATAATATCTTTAGCAAATTGCAATCTGTTCTTTAACCAATCTTTCGATTCCAGTCCAAATTTCTTTTCCTTCGGGTCTGCTGTGCGACTTTCTGGGGTATCAACAGCAGCCAAACGAATTCTTTTAGTAAGAGAAATATCGAAACCAAGATCGATGTCAGCATCAATAGTATCACCATCGACTACTTTTAGTACTGATTTAATTCGGTAAATATATGGATCCTTCTCATTCATTCCACCATCCCTCCTCTTTGTGTATCCAAACTTTTAAATCTTTAACATATTTTCTTAATGTTTCTGCTTGAGAGAGATGCCACGAATCACCTGTCTGTAAATAAAGTTTCATGTGAGTGTCTACTGCATCAAGACACTTCTTAATTACAGGATTCCAAGGTTCCCGTATAGGAGTGTTCCATTCTCTTGGCATAATACCTCATTATTTCTTTTTGCCACCATTCTTTGCTTTCTTAGCAGTTGCGTTTCCCTGATTTTGTTTTGATTGTCCTTTCTTAGACTTTTTATTTGGTGACTTAGACATCAGCAGTTCCACGCACGTAACGACTTATTTATGCGAGAATCTGGATCATTAGCAGTTTTATCAGAAGTTAGTTTTGACTTCATGCCTTTCATTCTGGCACAGAAGCTCTTCCTGCGGGGATTTCCAACCTTTTTGCTAGGTGCTTTAAGGTCAGATCCAGGATTTTCTGCTTCGTAAGATTTGCGTCCTTTTTCGTTAAGTCCACCTTCTTTGTTCTTACCCTCTTTACGTTGCCATGCAGCAACTTCTTTGATATACTGACCAAAAGATCTCATATCAGTTTCTTCTTCATGATTACTTCTGAGGTACATTGCAGCAGCATTGAGATTGTGAGTTGCAAGTGCTAGTTTTGCTTGTACCCATCCAGGAAGTTGATAATCTGGAGACTTGATTGTTTCACGAAGCATCTTAATATAGAGTTCAATTTCATCAAGTTGTCCGAGTGCCATTGCACCCTCATCATCTTTCTCAGTGCCATTATTGATAGCAATGTGATTTTCTTTGATGGGTTTCTTCTTTTCCCATTCTTTCTTTAGTTGCTTTTCCATGGATAGTAGATGCTTGTAGTAATCTGGGAATTCTGCAATATGTTGGAGAGCAATACCGTATGCCTCTTCGTGAGTAGTTACATGCTCACGTTCGACTGTGGATCCAACCTCAGCTTGACGAACTACATAATCAACTGAAACACCATGCTTCTTAGCAATCTCTTGTTCGGTAGGTACTCTTTTTTTCATTATCAGTTAACCCTTTGTACTTCTGTGATATGACCAGTTGCAGCACCGTTACCATCGGGTTTTACTGAAAATTTAATTGAGTTATTCAATGTTGCAGTTCCAGTAAATGCAGCATAAGCAGATGAATTCAGTTCTACGGTAATTGTAGTATCTGTAATTGCAGTAACTGCTAAATGTGCAATTCCACTATTATATGCAGCAACAGAAGAACCAGTTAGAGTTACATAATCACCAACAACAAAATTATGAGATGGAGTTCTACCATCTTGCTGAACATTTAGAATAGTGTTAGATGCCCCCCGAGTAATTCCAATTACTTGTGCTCTTTTTGGGGAAGCACACTTAATTAACTCTGATGCTTCTTTTGGAATATGGAAATCATTTCCTGCTACTGCCGTTGGGTTTCCTCCCCAAGCAACATGAATAGCATCACTTGCATCAGCAGTAAAACGATATACTCCAGTATTTACAATTGATGCTGCTGATTGAGCAGCATTTCCACCAGTGCAAGATACCGCAGCAATATTTTGTACAACTTTTAAAACTGCCATGTTAAACTCCGAAGATAATTCTTTCCTATATTTTATTTATCTAAAGATTGCTTTTGTTGCTTAAGTAGTTTTGCTAATTCTGACGTTGATCCAACAAACAGTGCATTAGTTACATTCTGTGGTTGGTTACCTTTCTTTGGATTCTCAATTTCATTTACTTTCTTTTGAAGATCAATTAATTTGTCAGTCACATCACCGACTGATTTGATTAACTGACCAGCAACTTCATAAGCACGGGGATGATCAGATTGTTGTGCAAGTTCTAATGCACCCTGAACTGCTTCTTGACCTTTAGAAATTAAAGTATAAAGTTGAGCACGACTATATTCATAATCATCTTTAATGTCAGAATCTTTTTTAGGAGGTTCAACAATTTCAGCTGGTGTTGCCTCCTTCACAATATCCGAAGTTACCTCAAATACTTCGTCTAGTCCATCAAACTGGTTCATCTTGTCCTGTGACTGGATTCCACTTTTGTCCATCTGAATACTCCGTAAATAATTCATCAAAACCAAATTCATCATTCCAATCTGCGGTTGATGGATCTGGTTCAACTGTATATCTCAATTCACGTGCTGCCTCAATATTCATAGTAGAATATGTATCGACAATTGCTTTGCGAATTTCCTTGCCACTGTTATCGGTAACAGGACCATAGACATATGTTTTTACTGTAAATGATAATGTGTAGATTAAAGTTCTCCTTTCTTCATAATCACCTTCGTACTCATCCTTATAATCTACATCATTTAATACTACAGGAAAATCTTTCTTCTCTCCAATTTCAGGCAAGACATTAACTGTGATAGAAAAGAATGGTTGGAAGTATGGAAGAATTTGCTCTACAATTTGTAAAGCATCATCTTGATTTTTTGTGATAACTGATAACTGAAATCCAATATTATAAGGTACTGGCATATATGCTGTCTTACCATCAGCACCCCTAATTTGTTGAGTTGGTGATACCTTTCTAGATGGATCATAGCTAATTGTTGTCATCTCAAATGCCATTCTAGGCAAAGTGATAGCAGTACTCTTTTTATTATCCTGTAAGTTTCCAATCTGACGAATACGTGCTAACCATTTTTGTTGATTGCCATATCCCAAAGGAACTTTTAGTGCCTCAACGACACCATTATTTGATCTACGAATCTCAATATTATTAAATAGAGTTCCGAAAGCAATAACGGTTTTTCTAAAAACTTCGTTGTAAAAATAAGTACCTAACATTACACGTTGCTCCCCATATTTCCATATTCACCAAATGGATTTCTTTCGGTGAAATCTAGTAGATTGTTTCCACTTTCTTCATAATATTTATTATCATCATATTCACTGTTTACATTATCTATTGTGTTAGTATATGCTGCAACCCAAGATGCAAGAGAATTTTGTCCAGTAACAGTTTCACCTGGAGTAAATTTACCAGATCTATCATAGATGATTAACTTTCTAGTAGCAGGATCCCAAGATTTAACAGTTGCTGTTACACCTGAAGTTCCACCTGTAACTGTTTCTCCAACAGTAAATACTCCACTTCCACCAGCAGAAAGTGTAACTGTAACGGCATTTGATAAAGCTTTAGAAACATCATCAATCTCTGGAACTCCAGTGGATATTTTCTCATCACTAAACTCAAAGATTTCAGTCTTTAAATTCCAAACAAAATTTTTGCCAAACTGATAGAATGGTGATTCATACTCTACAAAATTAATTTGGAATAA